CCGTTCTTCTTCTTGTAAGCACGATTCTTAAGGCAACACTCTCCACCATTTCTTTGATCGCCCTTTTTATCTGAAGAAGTATTTCCTTCTACAACATCTACGGTTCCGTCTGCATTTACTGCAACAACAATTCCTACGTGAGAAATTCTATCAACGCCGTCTGATGGGAAATCAAAATACGCAATATCGCCTGGTTCTGGTGTAGCTGTTTCTGCCATCTGCCATGTTCCCGCTTTAATAAATGCTTGTGCTCCTGCTGGTGTATAGACTGTATTAGGAACCTTTACGCCTGCTTGATCTGCACACCACATAACAAATGAACCACACCATGGTTGAAAGTTAGCTTTTGTAAACTTACCATACTTTGTTTCATTATCTTTTGGACCTTCAATAGTTCCAACTTCTGCTAACGCTACTTCTACTAGTCTTGCTGCTGATCCTTGTACTGCTGCCATTTTGTTTCTCCTTTTATTTTAAATTAATTGTTGCTCATTGTTTTTAATGATGCTGTAATCTGCCATCTATATTTTTCATGTATTGAAATTCTATCGGCAAAGAAGTTTGCTACGCCTTGCTGTCTTTCTAATGTTGCAATATCAAAAGCTAAAGTTAAATCAGAAATTATTTGATCATTTGATGAATTTAATGAATTTAGCATATCAATTGGGTTAGACGCATTCATGTCTAAATCGTATCTAACATTAGAATTCATTAAAATTGAAGGAGTATCAAATGCTTCTTTTCCTCCAAAAATACGAATCCACTCTGCATACCCATCTATAGAAGACCAAGCATCATTATATATATCCGCAAAAAATTCATGAAACTGAGTAAATAAAATTCCTTCTATATTCCAATGATACCCGTGAGCTTTTGTATAATAAATAAAAGCGTTAGCCTGAAGTGTCCTTAGTGCTTGAATTAAAGCTTCCATTATATCCCCTAAACATTACTTGTATTTATTATACCATTTATTATTTTGTATCCGCCAGTGCCTTCGGCAGGAATCGAACCTGCGGCCAGTCGGGTAGAAACCGAATGCTCTGTCCTCTGAGCTACGAAGGCAAGGCTCTATTATCGCATATTTAATTAAATACTACAATACCCTATATCCCATTAACTTTTAACGAATCTATTATTGATTCAACATTTGGCTCTACATGAATAAAAGTATGTTCTATCTTATATCTTTTAAACATTTCTGAGTATAAATATACTACTGGTGGGTCATCAAAGGACATTTCAATTACCTTAGTGCCAGGATTTGCCAACATGCAATTAACCAAAGAAGAGCCGCTTAAACATACTATTTCTGAAGACTCTCTTATTATTTCAATCTGATCTTCTACAGAATAATTTTCTAAATAAACTATTTCATATCCTTTTTGAGCCATATATTCTTCTAGTTTAAACTCTTCTTTTATTTTTCTCATGTAAAAATTTTTTCTAGATACATATATTTTTTTATCTAAATTGGATTTTTTTTCTGGAAAAAATGATTTCATTATTTCAATATTATCAATATAAAACTGTGTAGGATGTCCTTCTAAAAATAAGTCTTGAGACCAACAATTAAACAAATTTTCACATTTAATCTGAAGATTCTTATCCCACATCTTCCAGAATCCGTAGCTATTTTTATCAGAAGACTTTTCATAAAACACATATGAGTAATCAAATGATGTCATTTTAAAATCATCAAAAGAAATAAACATAATTTCTATTCCTAAATTGCTATAGAATTTTTTTAAATAATTGCATTTATCTGAAGAAATATTGATAGGGCTTCCCTCTATCAGCATTTCTGGTAAACCCTTATCTTTATCTATTACATAATTTGTTATTAATAAAACTTTAAAATTTTCGCCCTCTTGTTTTAATCTTATCAACTTTGGAAACACTTCTAAGAAATTATGAAAGTACTGAGGGGCAAAAAAGAGGGGAATGACAGTTTCATTAATTCTATTATTTCCTTTACCGAAATAAGGAATAAAAGGGGCGGCATTAAATTCAGGCCCACGAAGCCATAAATCATAAACTGGGTCTTTAACCTTATAAGCAAAAGTATTCTGGGTCAGATCAATTTTTTTAACAACATGCTCATTCATTTTTTCCTCTTTAAAAAAATATTTAACATTAAAATCCTATTTCTTTTAATATTATATCACATTGATTTAGAAAATATGATATTTTTTTAGTATTTTCAATATGAAATGGGAGCATAGATAAAAACAAAGAGGCTTCGTACACTCTAAGCAATTTAAAATTAAAGTCATTTGTTTCTAAAAAAATTTTAAACTCTTCAATAAACTCTTGTCCAATTTCAAAGTCATACATCTCATTATTGATAAAGTCGTATCCACCAATTATTGAATGACTAAGTTTTGCCATATCGTAATATTTATCCATGTATAGATCGTTTTTATTTAAAGCCCCTTTAGGATCTATTAATAGAATATTACCATTCCATAATATATTAGATAAGCATAAATCTCCATGAGATACTTTTAGATCCCAATTTACTCTGTCATGCTTATAATACTCAAAAGATTTAGATAATCTAAAATACAGATCCCCAGTAGGGATGTTGAGATTATCTAACCTGTTTATAGTTTTTGTTAAAACTATTTTTTGAGCCTCTTGAAACCCATCTTCTTGAGACAATCTTATCTCATCACAATTATTTTTAAAATCTTCTATTTTATTTAAAAGATTTCTAAAAGATTTTATATCCATAGAATAGTTAACTATTTGCTTAGCAGCATCTTCTATATACATTTTTTGCATTTTGTAGCTCGCCAAGGGACTCTCTAATAAAAAGTCCTGCGGCTGGACAAAATAATGCTTTAATTCATCTGGCAAGTAATAATAATAATCATACTCTGCTTTAATTTTTTCAATATTTGAAGATTGTTTATATAAAAAATTTTGATCTTCTATTATTTTATTAAAGTATCTGGTAGTATATTGCATTAGAATAATGCCTTATAGTTTTCTAAATATTTATCTATCTCTTCAATAGTCATCATGCCATAAGACTCGTCGTCATTTTCATATTTTTTTAAATCTATTGAGTAAAAATAACTTTTTGCTACGTAGTCAGAAACGTATTTATAGCTAAAAGAAAATTTTGGCTTAACATGTAGCTCAAAAACAGTTGTGTCTTTATCACAAAATATAGTATTTAAAAATCCCGAGCCTATAGGTCCAACTATTTTTTTAGCATTAAAAATTATTTTAGCTTGCTCAATACTAGGGATTCCTTCAAAAACTATAGGAGTGTAGCCAAATCTTCCAAAGTAATCTTTTAATATTTTGTCTTCTTCAAATAGTCTAAGACTGACATCTTTTTCAGGAATGTCTCCGCTTCGATATTTATTATTTGCATCTTCTCTAGATATGTATATTTTTGTAGGGTAGGAAATATCTTTTTCTATATTATTTAACATTCTATTTCTTAATAAAGATAATCCTTTAAATTGCCAGTGGCCAGATGGGTCATTGTGTCTATTATGATATCCATCTCCCACAAACCAATATGGTAAATTCCCATGTTTTTTAAATAAATTTTCATCAAGTATGTTTCTAAAATCTAGAATAATATACAATTCTTCGAAAATAATATTGTCTTTAAAAATGTCATAAATATTTTTTTGTTTAGAATAGATATTAAAAAAATCAACAAAAAAATTGCCAGATTCTGGTATATATTTTGAAAACTCATCTATTGATTTGTCTTGTTTATATTTTTCATTAATATACAAAATATCTATAAATATTAAATTTACATCTTTAACACAATCATTTATTAATTCGTATTGCCCTAGACCTTCTTGTAAAAAATGCCAAAAGAACTTATCATAAGCAATAAAAAAGGATTTGCCTGGAATAAACACTGTATCCGATAGGCTGTTATTTTCTGATTTTAAATTAGACATTTTAAATATGGAAAAATTATCATATTTTAATTCTTCAATTGAATCGCATTCCCAGCCTATAATATCACGGACATACATTACTTACTCTTTTTCTGTATCATATTCCATATTAATTAATCCTGCTGCCTTAATAACATCCATTCCTTCTGGAGTAATTTCAATTATAGCTTCTAGAGATTCATCATATGAAACATTAATTAATCCTTTTTCATATAGTTCTATCAGGGTTGAGTTGACGTGATCTTCGTGGGCTTCCCACAATTCTGGAGCCAGCTCTTTAGCAGCATCGGTTATTTTAAAGATAAACTCTCCATCATCTTCTATACCCATTACTTCAATAGCGCCTATCTCTAAATAGAAGGCTAACTTCTCGTCTTCGTCCATATATTAATTATATACCTTTCCGTGCAACAGCTCGGACTTGAACCGAGGATTACCGAATTATGAGTTCGGGGCTTTAACCAACTAAGCTACTGTTGCTTAGGTGTATATTATAACGTTCCGTCTTCGTTTTTGTCAATGGTGCTCTCAACAAGTTGCTGTACATACTCTGAAAAATGTTTTCTAATGCTTCCGCTTGGTCGAGTTCCTAATACTTTCCATAATCTTTTATATTCAATTACATTAGAGAAAGTAGTAGGGCAAAGCATGGCTCCGTTGTATTCTTTTAATATAGTTGGAAGGGGTACATGTTTTCCACAGCACTTGCATTCTTTAGCTTTTTCTTGATATATACTCATAGTATCTGCATCCTATCCATTGCTTCTTGTAAGTTTTCAGGTATTCTTGGTGCCCTAATTAAATTATATGATTCATCTTTTTCTTCTCGTGGATTAAAATCATTGTCAAAACTCATAGACTCGTATGTATGAATCTTTATTTCATTATCCATATTTGGTCTAGTTCTACTAATAGAATTATATACTGCTCCACATACAGCATCTGCTAAGTCTTTAGAACCTTTTCTAGGGTGATCCACTTTGTCCCGCATAATTTTAAGCTGTAACAATTCATCAATAAGTAGTTTAATTGCTGGGCCAGATAATCTTTCTTCCATGACTACCATTGCCATGTCATCATAATGTTTTTTAGCAACAGACAATAGTTCTGTATTAATTCCATAAGACTTCAATTGCTGCATCATGTCATGTGAGTTCCAGCGGTCAAACGTACAAGCACGAATGTTAAAGCCACGAGTCTTAAGAGATAAAATATAATCTTTAACTTCAGTAAAATCTACTGACTTATCTGGAGTAGGAGTCCAATATCTAACAGCATCTACGCTAACAATTGGAGCTGGTTGAGAATATTCATTTGTTACTTTAACATTAACCCACCTGTCAACATGCGCTAAAGCTACAGCACAATGATCATGCTTCTGAGCTAAGTCAACGTGAATAAAATAATCTTTATCATCTTCTGGCTTAAACCATTCTTCTATTCTACCAAAATTATCCACCGCTAAATTCATTTTATTAAATGCCTTTTCAATCTTTTCACGAGACTTAAAGAACGCATCAACCATTTCTGGTGGCATACAGGCAAAGCGTCCTAGGGCATCCATACTGTTCTTATAAAATGCTGTCTTAAAATCATCAATACTTCTAGTTGGATTTACTTCCCAAGTGGGTCTTTTCAATGCGTAGACTTTTGGAATTAAATATGATTTAATATGATCTTCTTCCCATTGAACTTCAAACTCATTCCCTTCGGTTCCGTCTGGAAGATCTTCGTCCATCTTAAAATGATGTGTACGTATAATAGTTTCTTTTTCAGCAATAACAGAGTCATAAAACTTTTGAATAGGATCATTTTTAAAACGTGGAAATGAAAGAAGAATTACTTTGCCAAAGTCTGGGAAACGAGAATCAACTGATGCACGATACATGTCGTATATAGCATTAGCAGTCTTAGCTTGATCATGGCCAGTTGTATTGTCTGTAGCAAAACCAGATATCTCATCTAGGATAACTACAAGTACGTTATAGCCTTCCCATGCCTCACGCTCTGAGTGGCCTGAGTGAACTGTAACTGATTTATCAAACTTCATTTCAGAAGCCTTGTCTGTATACTTTCCAACAAACCAAGGTGATCTTTCGATGCGTGTTTTAAATCCTTTAAAGAAAACGTTATTTGCCTGTTGAGCATTTATAGCAATATTTAAAATATCAATTGCATCTCCTGGAGGCTTACCATAATATGTGGCTGGATCTTTCAAGCATAACAATAGGTATACTATATATGAAACTGCAATAGTTGATGAATAATCTTTACCAGAGCCTTTACCTAATTGAGCAATAACTTCTGTAGCCGTCTGCTTATACATTCTTGCGCCCTCTTCGTCTCCGAAAAGTTTTTTAAGTGTAGCTTCTTTATAAATCTGAGAACTTTTTTCAATTAAAGTGTATTGTGCTTCTGAGAGTGGCGGAAGCGCAAGAAATTGTGGATCTGTTACAAACGTGCGAAGATCGACTGGACGTTCATCAAATTCTTCGCCGTCCAGCATATCAATGAGATCATTAAAATTAAAGTCCACTGACATCCTCTACTATAATTGACTCAACTATTCCTGTAATTTGAGATAGTCTTCTAGCAACATCCATCTTACATTTAGGGCAACTTGAGGTTACTTCTTTTAAAATTCTAACTAAAATTTCTTGTTTGCGTTCAGTCTCGGCAATGATGTCTGCCATCTCAGCATTGTCTAATAAGCCTACTTGTTGAAGCATTGCTATTCGTTTTGTCTCAATGTCGGCAATTAATTTTAGGGCACCAGATTTAATGCCAAGCTGTCCAGATTGATCCGCATCTTCTACAGTTTTCCATGCTTCTTTAATTAGCATAGCATAGTGTTGATCTGCACCAGAAATTGCTTCCTTGGCACGATCTTTAGCACCTTGATCATTGTGGACTACGGATTTCCATTCGCCAATTAACTCAACAACATCTTTGCGGGGAAACCCAGTAATTGTAGCAATGGCAGTAGCATTATTACCCTTAAGTAGTTCTTCTACTACTTTGTTCATTCGGTCAAAATGACTCGATAATTCTATCTCTGACATTTAATTAGTATACCATCTTAGTCGACTAAAATCAATCACATAATTTATATAAAACTAAATAGCCAATCATATCTTCTATATCATTATCTCCTGGAAATGACTCAGCATTTTTGATTCTGCTTAATTTATCATCAAGCCTAACCATAATTTGTTCTTTTGGATCCGCCTTGCTAAATACTCTAACTGGATTTAAAGCAGAGTTTCCATAAGATATATTCTTTTTAATTAACATCTCTGCAATTTCTAAACACTCTCTTAAAATTTCATGTCCAGATGGAGCATCAATTGCTGAAAGCTGTAGATCTGTGATCCAAGTTTGATAGCCTTTATCCTTTTGAATATTCATTAATTTGCTCCCTTAGCATGTGGAATAGATTCTGCTTTACTTAATGGCGAAACTTTAACATAGTTTGATTCATAAGCTAAATCTCCTAATGCATGTACTCCAGAATAAGAACATCCACTGCCTAGCCCACCCTTAATTTCTTCAATAACATTTGACACCAATCCTTTATAAGGTATCATAGTAGACACTCCTTCTGGCACAGAAGACTCTCCACGCCATTGTAATTGAGCTTCCTTACTTGCCATACCCCTAAATCGTTTAAACCCGTTATCTAGGTCTCCAGGGGCTTCATCTGTACCTGCTAGCATAGAGCCAAGCATAACCATGTCTGCGCCTGCGGCAAAAGCCTTTACCATGTCTCCTGTATTTCTAATTCCACCATCTGCGATAATTAGAGCCTCTATATTATTTTCTTTTTTAAATTCATAACAATCAATAATAGATTGAAGAGTTGGCATTCCATGACCAGAAACAATTCTAGTGGTACATGTGGCTCCGCCACCAATTCCTACCCTAATTGCATCGGCACCCATTCTAGACAATCTTCCGTAACCATACTTTGTAGAAACATTGCCTGCCATAACTTTTAATTTTGGGAAATTAGATTTTAATACTCTAACTGCTCTAGCACATGATTCTCCATGACCATTAGCAGTATCAACACATATCCATTTAACTTTAACAAAAATTAAATCTTCAATGAATTGAGTATCTAAAGCTTCAATTGCTGATATAGCAATACCAATATTATCTGGATTTTCTGTAGCCCTTATTGCTTTACGACATTCCAATATTCTATCATCAGGACTCATGTATCTATGTATAATTCCAATTCCGCCAGCATTAGCAATATGTGCTGCCATTTCCCAACCAGTTACTGTGTCCATAGGACTTGAAACAATAGGTAAGTCATACCCATTCATCTTTAAGTTAACTTCTTTTCGGCTTGCTACATCTGATTGTTGTGGAACTAAAAGAATATCATCAAAGCATAGCGCCTCACTATTACCAATATTAAGCATTAAATCTCCTTATATAATAATTTTAATCCATCTAGCGTTCCAATATCCATATACTGTCCGCCTGGGAATACTGATCTAACATCTATTCCGCTGTCTATCCATTCTTGAATTTGCAGTCCTACATGTGCTAAAGAAGAGTCTATCTTACTAGACATGTTTCTTAATAACATTGTTCCCCACATAAATGGGAAATCGCAATCTGAAACCTTATCTTTTGAACCAACAACTTTATTTTTAATAACATCTATTTGCCCAACTCTTCCTTTAATATCTTGATGACATTCCCAAGTTCCAAGAACTACATCTCCGTCAGATTCTATCATTTTTTTATAAATATTACTAGTAGCTCCAACCATAAATGTATCTGGCAATCCTATCAATAAAGTATCGCTATCTCCACCAGCTAAAAAACTTACCGCATCAGACATTGTTGATGGCTCTTTTATCATTAACTTAATATTTATTTCCATGCTTTGAATAATTGGAACCCAAGCTGATCTTGTAGAAACTCTAACTTCATCACAAACTTCAAGCATTTGTTCTACATGCCATTTTAAAATAGAAGAGTTGTCAGAAATTGGCAAAGCAAACTTTGCAATTCCACCTATTCTTGTTGCCTTGCCAGAAGCTGGCAGAACACCTATAATTGCCATTCTTGCTCCCTCCTTCTATCTATACTCCATACTCCATTAATTTGAAAATTATTTTCTTTTTTATAATTAAAGTATTCTTGATTTTTTACAAAAGTTTCGTGGTTTCTATTTAATAATTTTTCATTACTATTTATAGTTTGAGATGCACCATGTGGCGTACTTACCTCTATTCCGCTATTTATATATCCATCTTTTAAAGAACTATTCATAACACGCTCATAATAATCATTATCTTCAAAGTATATAGGATAGAAATATTCATCAAATAATCCTACTTCTCTAATCATGTTTTCACCAATAGAAAATGCCCCCCAAGCTTCGGTAGTCATTACTAGATTGCTATCTCCACTAGATTGATGCAATTTTTCTAATGCTCCTGGTATCCAATACGTATCTGCTGAAGAGAATATCCAATAGTTTGCATTTGGATACAGCTTTATAGTAAGATTCCATGATCCAGACATTCCTAAATTAGATGGTAAATTTAATACTCTAATATTTAAATCATTTCTTTTGGGCGTGTAATCTTCATTGCCATTATTTATAATTAAAATTTCTTTAACTGGGTAATCAATTGTTTCTAAATTTTGATCTAGCAAGTCATATCTGTTAAGGACTGGTATAGCTAATACTGGTATCATCTTTTTTTAATTAATCCAAACTGTACTAAATACCTCTGAATAGTCATTGCAGAGGTTCCCGCTTCTTTTGCTATTTCTGTAACTGTCTTTTTTTGTACAAGGTACCGCCTATGAAGCCACTCTTTACTTTGATACAATTTCATCTTTTAGTCAACTCCTCATTAGAATAATGGGCAATACCAAAAGCATCTGCCACATCAAAATCGTCTAAACTTAATCCATATTTATTATTAAAATAGTCTACTGTTCTTTGTTTACGCATGTTTCTTATTTGATTCTTATACCAAGAATCAGCATACCCTGGATGCTTTAGCCTTATAGCCGCCTTCTCATCCTTGGTAGGATTTTTGTTTCCAATGTAAGCCTGCCAAGCTGTAGGAGAAATAGTAATGACCTTAGCTCCAGTAGACATAAGCTCAGCAATAACAACACCATAAACATAAGATAATTTTATCACAGCATCAGGGGATCTGACAAGGATAGCACCCTCTACAGCAATATAATCAGACTTTAATTCATCTAACATAACAGACATCTTTACCTTAGCATCATATATCTTTTCATAAATATCTGATCCAGACAACTCTATCTTGCCCCACTTTAATGGTTTATTATTTTCCATTAAGCAAAACGCAATTGAATTTGTAGAGGCATCTATTCCTAAAACTCTACCCGCTTTTGTTTTTATTAAGTCAGCTAATTTCATCTAACATTCCTAATAATGTATTTTTATTTTTTAAATTTATATTTTTTTCACAACTTGAGCATATTTCATTTTGGTTATATCTACTTAATCTAATAGAACACTTTTTACATTTTCTTAATGCTCCATTTTTAATAGCTTTTTTTTCGTAATATTTTTCCATGATTCTTTTATTAGTTGCAACTCGACAGCACTCATCAGAACAATATTTTTGATTATGGGTCTTAGCATCAAAGTCTTTAGCGCATTCCTTATTACTACAAATCATATCTTAGGAACCTCATACAGCTCAATCTGTACTGTACCAGTAGGAGTATCTTTACTGTAGCATTCTTTTTTAACTGGGCAATAGGTACATGGCATCTTAGACTTAGTTACTCCAGCTGGCTTCATTGGAATATCTCCGTCTTTAAAATTATCCCAAACTTCACACATCCAAGTAAAAGTATCTTCAATTATCTTAGTGTTCTTTTCATTCATAGAGATAGGGATTATAAGTATTTCTTGAGTATTCTTGTTCTCATATAGGAAGAATCCTTCCTTAGCATTTTTTAACTTCATATAGGTAAGCAGTTGTAGCATATGGTTGGCTGAAGATTTCATTTCAGACTGTCTAGTATCCCATACCTCTTGCTTAGCCGTTTTAATTTCACCAATTACAGTTTGTCCATCATACTCCATGATAAGGTCTATAAAGCCTCTAACTGGAGGATATTCATTAATAATCTCTTCTTCTTCAGATACAAACTGTGGCATAGTCGCAATAAGTTTTTGAAGCCTTTCGTGAGCTTGAGTGCCCTGAGCCATGTTAGCTACGGCAACGGCATCGTTATCATCAATAAACATTGCTCCGCTAAAAGCCATGTACCAGTATCTCGGGCAGGTTCCATGACCATATCCTAAAGAGCTTGGACTAAATGATTTCTTTGTCATCTCTCCATCAGCACGTTTAGTATTTCTATATGATTCATCTAATAATTGTGCAAATAGTTCTGGATCAAAATGCTTACCAGTATGTTTCTTAAATTTAAGATTCTTTACTATATCTCTACCCATTACGAATTATACCTAACAACATACTTGAGTGCATCTACAAGTTTGTCTATAGACTCCTTTACTGAATAATAAATATTCTTTTTATTATTGTTTTCTGTACCCGCTTTATCTTTTGCAATAGTAGAATACACTGATGCAAGAACTGCAAACTTAGTTGACATTGCCTGCAACTCCATAATTAAAAGTGGAGCTTTTGCCGAAGGAACATCTGGGTTCATTAATAATTTTACCACAATGCCAAGGGCTTTATCTAAATGTTCATCTCGCATAAACTCATGAAGATCATTAAACTCAGTAATATCACTAATAATTTCTAAGGTATTTTTACTTTCTATTTTATTCTCCATGATTTTTCTCCCAAAATGTAATTAATTCTTCTAAAACTGCCCATTCAATTAAACCTAGCCTAACCTTTGAATCTGTTCCTAAAATAATTTTAAGAGCTGGGTACATATCTCTATTAACTTTAAAGGTATCTGTGCAAATTTTTGCCCAGACTTCTTTGTTAAGCGCAAACGATCTTGAAGCTTCTTTATAATCTACTAAAAATTGTTTCCATTGAGCGTCACCCTTTTGGTAATCTCCACGACCACTATTCTTTTGAGCCTTGGCTCCATCACGCTTAACCTCTGATCTTTCAGACATTAGTTAACCTTAAAAGAATTTTCATGACCATTACTGCATTTCCAATACATGGTCAAATCAATAGCATCCCATAATGCGCCAACTACATCTTCGGAGCAATGTGAACATGGACGAATTCCATTTAGCTGTTCTAGATCCCTGTCATTTAATTTTAAATCTACTTTCTTTTTATTAAGAAACTGATTAAGATCTGGCATCTATTTCTCCAATTAAGTTGTCTACAACATCTGGATTTTCTCTTAAATATGCCACAGCCTTTGCACGTCCTTGAAAACGTTCTCCATTTACTGTATACCATGCTCCACCCTTTTCTACTATCCCGCACATTTCTGCTACATCTAAAGTTTCACCAACACGATCTACGCCAAGGTGTGAGCCTTGATAATAGAAGTCGTACTGTCCAGATAAGTTTGGGGGTCCAAGTTTGTTATAGTCAATGATCCAGTTAACTGGTCTACCGACCCTTTGTTCAATGATTTTATCACCGACCTGTATACCAGACTTAATAGCATTAGCTTCAGCTTCGGAAGACCAAAGCTTGACAACTGTTGAGGAAAAGAACTTGACTGCCATTCCTCCTGTTGGGATGTGGGAAGCATGCATACTTCCAAACTGGTTTCTTTGTTGTGATATAAGTATAAGTAATGTGTTTTTGTTTGCGTAGTTAAGCATTTTAACTGCATGTGTCATGTCCTTTGCTTCCGCACCAATTTGTTTAGTGTCTTGTAAATCTTTCATATCGTTGCCATCTTTTTCAAAATAAATGGCTGGTAATAGTGCTGATATGGAATCAACAACAATTATATCTATTCCCGCATCCATTAACTTGGTAGCAACATCAACCATATCATTTACAGTTTTTGCGGGGGAATAAATAAGAGAAGATGAATCTACCCCCAAGGACTCCGCCCATGCTTGATCATATGATGCTTCTGCATCAATCCATGCACAGGTTTTACCCTCTTTCTGTGCTAAAGCAATTGTTTGTAAGCAAAAAGAAGATTTGCCTGCGGACTTATTGCCCCAAACTAAAACCTGTCTTCCATATCCAAGGCCACCCCTAAGAGCCATATTTAATCCAGCACTTGGAGTTTTTTGTTTTTCAACAACTATATTCTGTGCGGATTGAACTCTTGCTCTTGTTTTAGGGTCAAGCTTTGATAGTATATCGTCTATCAATATTGTCATTTTTAACTCTTTCTTTTTCATTATTATAGCATTAAAAACGGTTGCCGTGAAGCTTTGGTCGTGCCTTATTCTTTTCCATTTTATTAAATAAAACTTCATCTAAGCTATGTGTAAGATCTCCTGTATTTCTCATAGCAGCATAGACATCTAACGTACGAATAATAATATCTGCTATTTCTTCTACAACTTCTTCAGACCCTTTATTCTTACGGATAGCTTCCAGCACTTCAGTAACTTCTGAATGTACGAGAGCAAGCTTATTACCGATCTTGTCATATCCGATTTCTCCATCCCAGAAACCTTTTTCAATTGCAGTTTCATGAAGAACAGCTGCTAACGCATCCATTCCATAATCTGTTACTAAATTAATCTCTCTGTGATTTGGGTTATTTAAAGACTTAGTTGTTATCTGGTTGTTCATGGTTCTCCTTTAATTTAAATGTAAATGATTCGATTTCCGAATCATAATCAATCTGTAATTGTTTATCTTCTTTAGCAGCATCTAAAAATGTTAGGGCGGGGATATCAATTGTTCCTAAAGTTTCTAGCATAGCAACTAAAATTTTACTAAGACTCATTTCTTTAAATAAATCCTGTGGATCTATTTCTGTCATTTTATTTCCTTTACGTTAAGTGTGCCATCATCTAATTTAGATAATACCAATTTACATTTCATGCCTTCTCGCATTTTAGCAAGTGATATCTTGTATAGGGTAGGGAATACAATAACTCTAGTTAATTGTTTATCAGCATTAGATAAAACTATGTGACTCATCATCTTGCCAGCCTTAGTTTTATATGGAGTAAAGCTTACTACAATATATTCATCCTCTGCTAAATCATATTCTTTTCTATATAAGTAATCTACAAATAAATCTGATCCGCTAGGATCTATTTCGCTTACCTTTATATATCTAGATATTCTATTATCTCCGACCAAAATAAAGTACATTTGGTTTGGCTCTATCTGAGTATCTTCATGATGGAACAATCCAATAGTTCCAGTTTCATCTACCAACTCTACTCTTGCCCAACCAGTTCCACGCTTAATACTTTTAACCATTCCAAACATAACAAAGGATCCTAGATCATCAAAATCATCAATCGGCCTAGCTTGCGCTTTAATGCGTGGAGGGATACCAGCCAAGTTAAAAGTAGGTATTCCTAAATATTCGTAATAGTTATCTTTTTCATTACCAGTTCTTGGATTATCTTTAAACGCTGCACCGCCAATTGCATTTAGTGCTTCAATTGCTCGGCTATTAATACCGCTACCCTTTTTAGAAGCTTTATCAATTAGCTCTGCGTAGTCTTTAAATGGGCGCTTCTCCATAATTTTATTAGCAATATTGTCAGATATAAACTTTACTTCGGCAAGTCCAAATCTAATTCCGCCGTCTTGTAATGAAAAGTATATGTCAGATTCATTGACATGAGGAAGCATGATGCGTAACCCAAGTCGTTTTGCTTCAATTAAATATTCGGTTCTCGCATCTTTATCATTTTCATTTTTAAGAATTGAAAACATAAATTCCAAAGGATAATAAGTTTTAAGCCAAGCTGTATAATAAGAAAGCATGGAATAAGCAACAGCATGAGAACGGTTAAACGAATAACCAGCATGAGCTTCAAAGTCATGCCATAGCTGCTCCGCTTTCTTTTTTGAGATATGCCCAGAAGCGCCCTCAATAAACTTATCTTTGAACTGGTCGAATTCTTTTGCATCTTTCTTTTTGCCAATGATCTTACGAACTTTATCCGCTTCTGACCAAGACATTCCTCCTAAGTGAACACATGCTTGCATAACTTGCTCTTGATATATAATAACACCATATGTGTTTTCGGTAAACTCTTTCATTAATACATGGCTGTAATCTACTGCTTCTCTTCCGTTTTTACGGTCAATGTAGGCAGCACCAACAGTATTCATCGCGCCTGGACGGACTAAAGCATTAGATGCAACTAAGTCTTCAAATTTATCTACGCCCATCTTCATGAGAAGATTTGTGTAGGGAGTTGCTTCAGCTTGAAATACTCCCTTAGTGTATCCTTCGCTTAACATCTTATAAACTTTAGGATCATCCAGTTTTAATTCTGA